TGTTGATATGGCTTTTCAGAAAGGCATGTATTTCACCAGCAAACTTATTGTGTGTGCTTCGAATACACCTCTTCAACAGGTGTGTAATCGTAATTTAATGAATAGCCATGCTCTTGAAGCTCGGTTTCACCGTGAGACTGGTTTTAATGTAGAGGTTAGACTCCGGAAAACATTTATTAATGAGGCCGGAAATGCTGACACTTTTAAAATTGATAACCAATCATTGCAAGACAAGGCAAATTTTCAACACCTTGATTTCTATGTACTTGGACCTCGTGTTAAAGGCCAAGATCGCAAAAGGACTCGTATGGGGTTTCGATCATTTATCGAGCACGTACGCGCTGCCCTTGCCATATCTGATGCCAGATATAAGGAAATGGGCAATGTCCGTGAGATCATGAAGAATATGCAATTTAATTCGCCTAGCAAAATCCCTATCCATTTCCCAAAAGAGGGAAAGGGTAAGGAACGTGATAGTAAAACATCGCATTTTGACTTCGGAACTGCGCCTAATGTTAGTATTCGCTCCCAGATGGGAAAGAAAACTGATAGTGATAGGAAGACAGCCCGGAAATCAAAGACGTTTGCCAGACGCCTGAGAAGAAAGAAGGCGAGGGCCAGGGCCAAAAGAGCCAAAAGCCATCGCCCAATCTTACAGGCAGGCCATGTATCTCCTGCTTCTTCTACTTCAAGTAGTGAAGATGCTTTTTACACTTGTAATGGATTGGAGAGCAAAGCCGAAATTTCATCTGGCGATGATAGTCATTCAGATGTTGTCACAGCTCAGGTTGGACTGTCTCCCTATTGGAAAGACTTCTTGTCCAGTCAGTATTTTGAACCCATCAAGGGTTTCAAAACTAAAGCTGTTAGTGCTTATTCTGCTATTACGAACAAGCCTCCCGCTTCCATTAGTAGGTCATGTTCCTTCGTCAAAACCACTGTCGCTGACATGGTTGACAAGGTTACTGGGCTTAATTGGAAGGCTATTGGGATTGTTTTTACAACCATAGCAACCATGTATGGTATAGGTGCCATGTTTGATGAAGATTCTGGCCCTATTAAAGAAGGTGACCAGACTATCTGGTGGCAATCAAAAGGCCGTAAACGTGGACGCCGTGGTGGGAGACGATCACAAGCTTCACGCACCCGAGGCAATGCCTCTCGTGGCGATAGAGCTGATGATCTATTACGACCCCAAGCTGCTTACGATATTGTAGGCGAAGACTCCATCCCTGATGGGGCTTGCACCGAGAAGATTGCTCGAAATTGTCGAGCAATTCGATTTGAAGGAGGTTTCCAAGCCAAAGCTATAATGCTTAGAGGTCTTGTGATGATGGTTAATCGCCATTGTTTCAGACGTCGTTCACAAACCGGTGTTGGCTACATTTCAAATGGCACTATTTTCGAGGTTTATATTCCAGATCGTGAACGTTCGATTAAGATTCCTTTCGAGCGTTCCCGACTTCGAGAACATAGATTTAATGGTGACGCAACAGACGTCGCCTTCTATGAGCTTCCAAACAACTTAGCTACAGGAATTGATTTGTCACCAGACATAACTAAATTCTTTATCCGCGAAAGAGAACTGACTGATGCTGTTACTTTCGTAGGTGCTAAGCTTGTTGGAGCGGCTGGAAATATGATTAAAGGTCGCGAAATAGGGCTTGTAACCCGCGTTGATGAGTTTTGCAACTGGGACGCCGCCGTGTGTTCCGGTCGTGGAACTACACGTGGTGAAAGTGAAACTGTTGCGCCAGAGTTTTGGCAATATGACCGAACTCCAGATGGTTCTTGTGGAGAGGTTCTCGTTACTAACGAGGCCCAACCACGGATCCTCGGAATGCACATGTTTTTACGTGAGTCTCGTTCCACTGGTATAGGTCATGGCTGTGCTGCTGTGATAACCCGCGAGGAACTAACTAACGCATTGAGTGACTTTTCTATAAAAGCCCAGATCAGTGATATGACTGGCGACGATGGAATTGTCCAATTTGGTGCGGTTGATACAGTACCCGAAGGTGATTTCACCCCGGTTGGATTTGTCAAGAAAGGAGTTAAAGGCCCCACAAAGACTAAACTGCAGCCCTCATTAGTGGCGCACGTGTCTCTTGTTGCGAAGGCCTGTAAGAAAGAACCTGCTATCTTGTCAATTGTAGATTCACGATATGACGGTAAATGTAATACTCAAGAAGAGTTTATAGCTACGATATCGGCGAAGAATGCAACTACAGCGAAACCATTTGACCAGAAACTCTTAGATATGTCAGTACGCGATAGCGTTGAGGCGTATTCCTCTGCCCCTTGTGGCCTCGCCAATTTGGACGAGTGTATCAATGGTGGCGGTAGGTTTCCGTTTTTAACCAAGCTTGATATGTCGACTAGCTCTGGCTATCCTTGGAAATTTGCTGAATTGCCTGGAAAGAAATCGTATTTCACTTTCAATGAAACCAAGCAAAGGTATGAACTCACGAGTGGAAAACTTCGTACTAGACTCTATAAGATCTATACTCATCTTGAGAATGGGCGACGTCCCACTTTTATTTGGATGAATTTTCTTAAAGACGAAACTGTTAGTCAAAAGAAGATTCGCACAAACAAAACCCGTGGTATCACCGGCTGCCCACTTGATTATACAATGGCGTGTAGGAGATACTTTGGAGCTTTTATGAGTAGATTTTATTCGTCAACTCTTCGAGCTGACTCTGCGGTTGGAATGGCAGTTTTCTCTTCTGACTGGGATGTTATGATCCGAAAACTCAAATCTATCAGTAATGAGGGGTTTGATGGTGACTTTAGCAAGTTCGATTCCAGGATGCATGGCCAATTTGCCATGTCTCTTTGTGAAGCCATTGAAGAATGGTATAGGAAAGAGGATCCTGATTACGACGAACAACATGGTGTTGCTCGTTTCATTCTTATGCACGAAATGATGAACACTTTAGAGATTGTCGGAAAATCGCTCTTCCGTTCTCACCATGGGAATCCATCTGGAAACCCATTAACAACTATTGTTAATACTATCTTTACGAGTTCTCTTCTTCGTATGGGTTACTTGTCTCTTGTACCAGTTATCCATTCTGATCCGGAAGAGGTTGCTGGAGAGATGATTGGTTCACTGCATGGATATCATAAGAACATACGAGCTTTTACATACGGAGATGATCATATTGTCTCTGTGCATCCACGAGTTCGACAGTATTTTAATTCTGCAACTTTTGGTGGATGGTTATCTCGCCATGATATTGGTTATACACCAGCTAAGAAAGGCGAGGAATTATCCTCCAAAAACAAGCCAATTGATGATCTCATGTTCTTATCCTGCTCCACAGTTCAAGACACTGTAGTGGAGGGTATTCGATACTACCCTTATGTGAGCATGGACTCTCTTTCAAAGTGCGTCAAATATGTTCGCGGCGAAGGTGATCCTTATGGTGCCCTCGTCCGAAACATGGATGATTCTCTTGGGAGAGTTTGGCCTAGTGGTAGACGGAGATTTGAGTTTGTGAGAAATGATTTTATTAAATCACTCGAGAAACAAGGACTACCTGTCCCCCGGCTTTTCTCATATGATGACGGCGAATACCGCTGGAATCAGAGAATGCAAACTGCTCCTAATTGGATTGTACGACCCCAAATGGGTCAGTCAATTTCGTACAATAAAACCACAAACATCGGTACTATAGCCGATAGTGCAATGGATATTGGCGGATCTGACGCTTTTGAGAACAGTAATTCTGTTGAAGCGAAGGCTAGCATGGATAAACACAATGTTAGCTTAAATTATACGCCTTTTCAACGTAGATTTGCACCCATGCTTAGTCATGGAGAAAATGTGACGTTTGCTCAAACACTTGGCATAACTGCTGGTGGTCATACTGGGCCTGAACCCGAAGACTTTTCAACCCCACAGGATGAGATGTCTATTAAACATATGACACAGCTAAATTTTGCTGAGACAATCGATTTAAGAACGACTGATGCTTCTGGATCCGTTGTTGCTGAAGGATGGATTACTTGTGCCCCCAGTTTAATAGATGGGAAGATAGCACAAGCTTTAACTCCACCTATTATGGAGGTTGTTTCCAGCCAATTTAGATACTGGCAAGGTGGTCTCACCTTTAGGTTTCATTTTTCAATGCCTCAGGTAGCCACAGCTAGACTTGCTTTTGTTACTCTTTATGGTAAAACAACAACTCCGGCGACATTGCCAATTGCACTTGGACAGTATGCTCATGTTTTTGATCTTAGTTCTAATAACCTTGTTTTTGATGTTGAGGTTCCATACAGATCCGTGTTTCCACGGCTTTCTGTGCCCTCAGGCAGAATAACACCAGGCCAAGAACTACAGTACACTATGGGCCGTTGGGCGCTTTTGGTTATAAACCCACTTCGAACTACTGACAATACTGCACAGCAGTGTTATATTAACGTCTTTAGAGGAGCTGCTGACGATTTTAAGCTATCCACCTACGGACACAATAATTATAGTCTCGTAGCCAAAATTGGTTTTAACTTTCCGCCCCCAACTTTGCTTGCGGAAGAAAAGTTTGAAGACCGAGATGGTTTCATTTCAGTTGAAAGGAAGCCAGATAAAGAGGACAAAGCTAAGATGAAAAGACTTGATTCTATTCCTAAGCGGCTGCCTTGTAAAGTCACAGATTATCGTTATATTCCCCAGATGATGAAGGCGGAAGATAATGTTGGAGACACAGGAGTCACTTTTAGTGAGACTAAACCTGTTGCACCTACACGAGATAATGTTCTTGAAACTAAAACTACTGTACGTGCCCAGGAGCAGTTGCCAGAGGAGCAGATCAATTTCAACACTCTGGCTGCTCGACCACAGCTTGTGACCACTTTTACATGGGCCACAACTGATGCGGATGGTAAGGTTCTCTTTTCAGGTCGTATGCCTTGGGATTTCATAGTAGGATCCAATACTGGGCCCTTCCAACAGTTTACCTATTGGAAAGGCTTTATGGAGATAACGGTTAAAGTCCAAGCTACTGCTTTTCATGCTGGAACACTTATCGTTTACTTTGTCCCGCTGACTTCAGCCGCGGACATAACAGCATATCATGATGGCAGTAAACAGAGTCAGACCATTTGTCAACACGCATTCTTGGTTGCTGCTGAATCTAATTCAGTTACACTCAGAATTCCATACCAGCAAATCCGAGCCTGGTTGAACACTGATGATACAGCAATAGATTGTGGTGGTCTTCGTGTAGCGGTTTTCAACCCGCTGTTAGCTGGACCTTCTGAATTGAAAGATGCTGAGATTTCTGTCTTTGCTTCGTTTCCAGACAGCCATTTTAAGATCATTGATCCTTTGGCGTATGAATCTATGCCTTTCAGGAGTTTTGTTGCTGAGAGGAAAGCTAGACAGTCCGAGTACAACTACAGACCCCAGATGCTTGGTGCAAATGGTCCTCTTGTTCAGTCTGCGCAATCAGACAATGTTCAACAGACTGTTGCTCCTCCAAGTAGGAGTGTAGTCCGTGATGACGGAGTACAGCGTATGACACAGAGCATTAGACATGTTTGTAGACGTGGTCATCTTGTTTCCTATCATGAGAAGGTCTCTGAAGAAGGTGACACATATAGAGCTACAATTCCAGTATCCTCCATCTTCAATCCAGGTGGTTCCGAAGATGCACCATTGACATTTAGAAGAAGCAATTTATCTTTCTTTGCTTCCTTCTTTCGAGTCTGGCACGGTACACCAGTTTTTTATACTGTGGGCCGTGGAGATATTGATTTAGCTTATAGAGCTATGAACTCAGACTTGTCTTCTTCAAATCGTGCTTTCGATTTTGACCAATTCTTTGGTTCTTCGGACTTGAGTGATGGTCGCAGAGTTTGGGCTGGTCCCCTAGACTTTGGTATAAGTGATATCGGCATGTTAGCCGATAAGACCCCTTTTACTACGCAATACAATTGCCTACTTCTTCCAAAGAAACCAGGTGACACTGATGCAAAATTCAACTCCGGGAATCTTTTTGTCAGTGTTGTCGATGCGAAGGAGGAAATTAGAGTGTATGCTCACCTCGGTGACAATTCACGCTTTGGTATGTTGTATATCGTACCACAGATCCTTATAGCGGCCAATGTGTATCCTGATACATATCCGAATGCAGCAGGAACTGTAGATGTTGCACCGTACATTCGTATTGTACACGATGCAACACAACCTGCTCTCGTGCTTAATAGACGCATGCAGAGCTGGCCAAGAGCCTCTACCTATACAGGTACTGAGATGCCCTATACTGTCACTAGTCTTACTTATGTGACGGCGGACATGTCTGATGATGAGCTCAGAGAACTTGGTTACCCCATCTATCCAGGGATGACTAGAAACTCTGTACTTGGAATCCAGCAAGTTTCCCGTAATCTTGGAATCTTAGCTGGAGTTAATTATAGTTCTGAGCTTAAATATCGGAACACGTTAACTACTCCCCAAATCAGTACGATTCAGAATTCCACTGGTGTACCTACACTTCCTTCTGTTGTCGATGGCGTCAACACTTGTTCCTCCATCAAGGTGGACAACTGTGACTTCGTTTTCAACCCTGAATGTTGTCGTGAATGGTATGATGTGGACCCTTCTACTCAAATTCCAGTGGTTATGCCCACACTCAATAATGTGGTCATTTACAAGAACTTTTGTGATGTCACTGGCACTGTTGGTGGAATTCCTCATGCTCTTTTCTCCCACGGGGGAGATAGATACTGGCTAGCTGAAACCCCGTAAGTGAATGGTTCCTGGTAATGGAAAACCCGGGACAGGTGAATGTTCAAACCTGCTATATGAAACGGAGTTCATATGGGC